CCAAAAAGACTGCCCGTGTCACTCGCAAGACCCCAAAGAGATCGGGCGAAAAACGAATTACGGCGAAGAGAACCAGGAAAAAACTTATAGTCGTATCGACACCGACGCCACCTGGTGACAAAGCTATCGGCAAGGCGGTCTCTGCGCTGGTCGAAGACAAAGTCATTGTTCCCACCGTTACTCCTCTGACAAAAGCACAGCAGAATGCCGTAATGGCAGAGGTCCGGGGCGAACTCGTCGCACAGAAATCGTTCTCTCCTGCGGTCAATGCTCGCCTTGTAACCATGCGCCCCGGAGACCAAACGAGCATTTTCGGTTGTGGAATTGAAGACGCACTCGTGCAACGCCCGACGAAAGCCTCTCGAGCAAAGAAAGGTCTCATGGTGAAGGTCGGAGTCGACTCCAAGGGCGATCCAGTGTGCGTTGCATGGAACACAAAACGAGCGCGTCAAGTTCTCCTCGACAACCTCCGTGCTGAGAGAGAGATTGATTGCCAGAAGGTGGTCGCCCCTATGCAGGCCCTTTCCAATTGCTGGTTCAATACCATGTTCATGACGTTTTTCGTTAGCGACAAAGGTCGGAAGTTCTTCCGCTACTTCCGTCAACTAATGATCGAAGGCAAACTAGCTAATGGCGCCAAGATCAAACCGCCTAGACTGGCAGAGGCCTTCTTCCTCTTTAATGCCGCGGTGGAGGCGAGTATCAACCCGGGGGGAGGGGAAGGAGAGACGAAACTGGCCCAGCTCATGAATACCAACAACCTTATTAGTGCAATCTACGCCGGTATGCCCCGCGAGGCCCGGAAGGCATATCCAGCTATTCGCGGCATAGACGAATCTAATAACCCTCTCGCCTACTACACTGACATAGTCCACTATTTGTACGGAGGTCCCTCTCGCATGAATTTCATGGGAGGGGGCGATATTCTAATTCTTAAAGTCAGTATGGACCGACTCCGCGAGATGATCGCGAAGGGAAGAACAGCTCTGCTACCTGACGTGATTGTCTTGGTCGTCCACGACGATAATGCAGACGCTAAGTCCGGTGAACAGCGTCCTGGCGAGTCTGGAAAGTTGTCCGACAAACCTACTTCCTTCGTGATTAAGCCGACGAAGCAATCAAAACTGCAGGGAAGCAGTAAGTACGTTCTCGACTCCGCCGTAGTAAGAGACACGGAAGCAGTACACTTCTGCTCTACGCTCACGTGCAGTGGTAAAGGCATGGGGTTCGATGGCGAAAGCTTCAGTCGCGTTGCAGATCTCGACTGGAAGCCGCTAATCAACAAAGATAAGGAGTGGACATTCGAAGGATCTGTATGGGAGGGCACTAAGACGCAGATTAAGTGGAATTTCCGCAATGGCTATCAACTATTGTTCTACTATCGTAGTTCCTAGACCGTTAAAAATATTACCTACGTATAGTAATGGCAAATGTTATTCAAGTATCACCGAGAACTCTACAGCGGGTCAACGAAGCTTGCCAGGAAGACGACTGCCGCCTGTCCATCTGCTCATACCGCATTCCTGTCAAACGGTTCTTCCTTCCTCTTGTTGGCAGCATGGGGTTCGTGATCTTCCCCATCTTTCAGACGTACATGTATTTGCCGTGCCTGGTCTTCATCACCTTCTTCGTCATCTTCTGGAACTTCCCCTGCATCATAACCTTCATGAACTCAAAGCCTCTGTACTATGAGGACCTGTTCATCGCTGGCTCCACCGAACCTGTCCAAACTATCAATCCTACCGTACGTCGCAAGTTCGAATGCGCATTCGAGTGGTCGCTGATTTTCACAAATTCACTGTTCACCGCGGCTCTCTCTGAATACTGGTTGTACCAGGCGGGTAGCGCTAAGTCGTATGTCGAAATACTTGGCGTTACGGGAGGCATTCTCAAGATATTCCAAGCTATCAACCATGTTAATGGAGGCATTATTCTCCATGTAACCAGATCATTGATCGACAAGGAAATCAACAATGCTAGCTCAATCAGACAGTCCGGAGTGGCGATAGAACTGGTGGAGTTTGGAGATGGTATCCCTCCCATCGAGACACCGGACAATGTGAACGTGGTTCTGCACACCGGTACGAGCGGTTCTACATCTTCAGGAGTTGATCCAGTTTCTCGAGACGCTCTACCGTCCGATCAAGATTCGACTTCGGTCCCGATGCATTAAGGTACTCGGTGGCTGGTGCCTCCTCGTTCTTCTTTACGTCTCTGTAGACAACGTCTATCCCTTTCACTACTTTGTCGACTATTCCCTTGTTCGAGACAATGCTGCGTTTGACGTCGTATGATTCTGTCAGCAGCGATACCCCGAAATAGAGAATAAACCGTCTCCGCTTCTTACTCCCGGAAGTGTATCGGATGCAGTACAGAGCTAGGAGAGCCTGCATGATTTTGTCTATGATCGGGGTTTGCCGACGTTGAGTCTCCTCTAACAATACATCCCATACCAGCCATACAGTGTCCATTTGGTACTTGTCCTGCACCTGCGCGAACGTGCGGCGCTCGCATTGGCATTTCTCTCTACGCTTCTTGCATAGGGTCTCGTACTCCAGGATCCATTCTATCCAGTAGCAGGCGTCCACCGTGTTCTGTATGTCTTTTCCAACATGATATGCCAGCTCGTTAACGGCGACATACAGCTCACGCGGGTCCGCCGCTCGGAAACTCGCTTTGCCGAAGTCCACCGCGGTGGCCTTGAGGCGGCAGGCCATGTGGCTCATGTTGAACTCCTCGTCCTTGTTGATTTTAATTGCTTCGATGCTATGCTTGGTAGACGAGTAACAAAGGGTGGCTACGATCTCCGCAAATATACTCCGAATCTTGGCGTTGTTCCGCAGCCGCAACTCGTCGTTGGCATAGCCATTCTCAACCACGGCCTTGAAATTATCGAAACGCATGGCGAGGTATATTGGTAGACGAGGGTTCCCAAGATGTATGTTCTTGGAAAGGAACTGAATTATGCTCTCCCATAGGTCGGTGTAGTGCCCCGCGCAGATTAGCTCGGCACTCCAGTAACATGCGGACTCGATCTTCTTCGTGCACAGACACTGGAGAAGCTCTTTTTTAGCAGCAGTCTTTTTGAATTTAGAGAAGGTAAGACCTTTGAAGTCAGCAGCACTCCTGACGTCGTTTATCTCTGTGTCACACATATACAACCGACTCACACAAAAAATATGTGGATAATACATATACATGGGGTCATCGAGCAAGTTCTCTATCCTGAAAGCCCTCAAGAAGTCAACACTGGCAGAGAAGGCCTTCTATGCAGCAGCCCTGGCCGTATTGGTGATTGTTATCGCCAACTATGCCAAGCCTTCGAAGGAAGGGTTCGAGGAGCAGAAGGAATTCACTGTCAAGTCAGGTCCCCAGGTTTTCGACGATTTCTACGTTAGCGTCTACGATGACCTGCTCTACAGTAAGATCAAGAATAATTATGAAATCGGTAGAATCATTAATGCCGCTGGACCAACAGAGCAGAGTCGCGTTCTGGACATCGGGTCCGGTACCGGACACCACGTGGCCTTATTGAGTGAGAGTGGCTACGACGCTCTCGGACTCGATAGTTCCCCGGCCATGATTCGGCAGGCGAGGCGCAACTATCCGTCCTTGAACTTCATGGAAGGTGATGCCCTCAACGGCATGCTGTTCCCACCCAACACCTTCACCCTAATCACCTGCCTCTACTTCACAATCTACTACATGCAGGACAAAGCGAGATTCTTCGATAACTGCATGAAGTGGTTGATGCCAGGTGGATGCCTGGCGATTCACTTGGTTGACCGAGCGAAATTCGATCCGATTATTCCAGCAGGAGACCCCCTCGCGATCATCTCGGCTCAGAGCTACGCCAAAGAGCGGATTACATCAACACAGGTTGACTTCGACACCCACGAATACAAGGCTAACTTCGAGTTGCAGGGCCCAGACGAGGCGGTTTTACATGAGTCGTTCAAGGACAGGAACAACGGCAGTGTGCGCAAGAACGAACACCGCCTGTACATGGAATCGCAGAAGGAGATTCTGGGACAGGCGAAAGCCGCCGGGTTCATCTTCGTTGCCCAGATCGACCTAATTAAGTGCGAGTACGAGCATCAGTACATCTACGTCCTGCAGAAACCCAATTGAGTTACACCGCTCCATAATTAATGTCTATCATTGCTAACATGTGGCTAGCCTACACCATGTTAGCAATAGTATCGCTCGTCTTAATAGTTAGAGCTGTGATCAAGCTCAAATATGGGTTTTGGGGGGCTCAGCCAGTATTCCACGTCTACGACCTTCTATACTGGGTGCGACCTCCGGGGGTTATCGAGGACAGGCTCCCCATAGCAACGAAGTACGTTGATCGGATCAATATCAAGACTCAGGAGTTTACCCAAATGTCTTCCCAAGATATAAAAGGGTTCTGTCAGTTCATCCGCTCGTACTACCTTCGCAGCAGAGGCGCCAAGTATTCTCCTACCGACCCCCAGATCACGACCGTTTTCGCCAATAATGAGTATCCTTCCTACCTGACGACGTACCACAGCTCGAGAACTTCGCACGACAAGACAGGAGAAGCTACGCGGAACTTGGAGGTGACGGGGGTGATATCCGCGCGCCCACTGACGCTCACGTTGGGAGAAGAGCGATTTCCTGTCTACTACGTCGACAACCTGTGCGTCCATCCAGACCACCGGCGGAAGGGCGTGGCCCCGAAACTCATTCAAACGCACCACTACGACACGCGGTACAAAACACCCAAAGTGAAGGTGCATCTGTTCAAACGTGAAGGAGAGATGACTGCCATTGTTCCCCTGGTGGCGTATTTCACGCACATGTATGTTCTTCCAGACTTGCGAAAAGCCCGTCTCCCCGGAGCCGGCTCGTTAGTGAAAGTCGAGTCGAGAACTCTGCGAATCGCGGTTGAGTTTCTGCGTGATCGGTGTGCTGAGTATGCTGCTGTTATCGCCGCCGGAGTCCCGACGTTGGCAGCATCGATTGCCAACGGCACACTGGAGATCTACATGCTCATGGAGGCCCAGGTCCCCGTTGCGATCTATGCTCTACGGGATCCCGCAGTGACTCATGGTAAGGACAAGGCACTCGAGTGCTGCGCCAGCGTGCGATCCTGCGACGACGAAACTTTCACGGCCGGGTTCTTCGAAGCCGTTAGACGCGCTAACAAAACTCTGATGGCACGTAGCCTGCTTATAGAGTGTCTCGGGGACAATGAGGCTTTGAATAGGCTTGTGCTCGCGAGCGATCGCCTGCGTCCCCTGGGGCGGAGTCCGACGGCTTATTTCCTCTACAACTATGCATGT